TTGTAATTCTGTTTGTGCCATTGTAATTCTTTGTGTTTGAGAAAAAATATTTGGATCTGCAATTGGAATAATGTCTACTCTCTCATCAAAATCAGAAACTTTAATATTTCTCTGTCCCCCTACAACATCATAGGGATAGTCTGGTGGTAAATAAGTTTTAAATACGCCAGCTAATAACTGAAATTCCTGCTTCATCGCCACATACAATCTTTTATGTATGGCTGACATGACCCTGGAGCCACGCTCTAAGAGGGCAATAGTCGTACCAACAGCGGCCTGCTGGTTGCCGTCCCCGACCTGCATGTCAGCTATGGCGGCAAATCGTTGCCCTGCCTGTACAACAATACCCATTAATGAGAGCAGTGTCTGAGAGGGCTCCTTGAAAGGAAGAGGCATAAATGCATCTCTGATATTTCCACCAGGGGCATCTACATCTCTGAATTCACCAGGTTGTATTGCTTGAGCTTCGTCTCTAACACGAATACCTCTTTGCTTAAACCCTGCAGGTAAATTGCTTAATGTACCTGCGTCCAATAGTTGACGTAACGCGGTTGTTGCAGTTCTAGATAAACCACCAATCATGTGGATTAAACCTAGTCCATAAAAACCTAGACCCGGTAAAAATTTAAAATGAACAAAATATTCAATTTTTAATTTTTGCGGATCAGCAATTTGATAATTTCTTCTAATTGATAAAACTTCTCTGGAAGCTGTTTCTACAGTTACAATGTATGGAAGTTTAATTCCAGTTGGTTCTTGAGATTCAGGATCCATATCTTCAAACCCTTCTAGATCTAAATTTACATGACATTCAATTAATGTAAAAACATCTTCGTCTTTAGTTTTTTTAAGTCCTTCTAATTCTCTTTCTTTTTTCTTAACTTCTGATTCTTCATCATAACCAGGTTTTAATTCTACATCTCTATAAAATCCGGCTACTTGTTTTTTTCTTAAATCATTTTCTGATAATTTAATTGTATGCATAACTGCTTCTGCATCTTGAAGTGAAGTTGCAGTGTATGGAACAACTAAATCATCTGCCGGAACAAATTTTGATACGGCTCTGCCCAAAAGTTCATCGTAATAAACTTTTTTAAACGCAGAGCCGGCGAGAGGGAGATAAAAAAGCAGTTGATCGAACTCGGGTTCAAACTCCTTCATCACATCCATGAGCTGATAGTTCATGAAATTTTTTACTCGAACAGATTGATCTTCTTTCTGTCGGTCCGGTCTACCCATTACTTGAGTATGGACTGGACCTGTTGCTGGCAGCAATTCTTTATAAGCTTGTGCTTGAAACTGTGTTACTGATTCTGCAAGGACTGGGTGTGTTGCACCGCTAGCTCCTTGAAAAGGTTGTGTTGGATTTTCGTATTTAAATCCTAAAAGATCTAAGCCCTTAGTATAAGTATCTTCCCAATCTTTTCTGGAAGATTTATACTGCATATAATTTTCATTTAATTCTGATCCTAATTTTCCTAGGACATCGTCTGGAAGTAGTTCTGCTAAATTGTCAAAATGGCCTTCTCCGCCCGGTTGGTTAACCGCATTCGGATTAAAATTTATATCAACGCTTCCATCTTCTTGTTGTTCTACTCTAACATCATCTTCACCAACTTGAGTTATTCCCGTTTCTTTGTGGGCGATGATTTCTTCTTCAGGTGGAATTGTTATTGTTTGCTCTACGTTAGGTAGAACTTTGTCTATATCTGCCATTTATTTTCCTCGAGTTCTCCAATGTTTTAGCTTGTTTTACAGGAACATTCAACCCTTGTGAATTTGGCCCTTTTACAGGTGGAATTTCTTTCCATTTTACATGGGGCATATTTTTAGTTAATGTTTTATTAATCTTTTGCAAACCACCCCCTCTTATTTTTCCAGTCTTGATATTTATCGTAACCTGTTAATCCTAATGACGCCAGAAGTCCATATCCACCTGTTCTACCCAACAGTTTTAAGGCAGGCTTACTCATACCCAGTCTTAAAGCTTTAGCGAGTAATGGCTTGCTCTTCATCCCAGCAGTTGCTAGTCTTGTCATTCCTGGTGCGAATGCTGGTCCCATCCACATCGTTGGATCTTTAGCTATTTCTCCCCAGCCTTCTCCTTGACTTCTTTTTTGTGCAATTCGTAATGGCTCTGTTGCAAGCAGTCCTGCGGGAGTATACATCCCGGAAATATATTTCATTAATGGACCCATGGCAGCACGAGGCATACCCATGCCCGCTCTTTTTAAAGTAGGTAGCCGTCTTGCTTTCCACAAGGCGCGGGTACCAGGGATCGTGGCTGCTGTTGCACCGACTGCTCCTGCTCCTATACCCCAATCAAGAATTTCATTTCTAGGTTTTGGTCGTTCTTGTGCCTCGAGTGTCGCTAAAAGCATTCCTGCTTGTTGATCGGGATCAGTTAAATAAGTTGTTGGATCATCGTTCATGAATTGTCTGACAAGATCGACAGCTGGCTGAGCCAAAGCTCCTGCCGCAACAACGGCTCCATACTTCCCAACTTTAGGGCCAAATTTTCCGAGTGCTCCTAAAAATCCTCTGGCTGCGTTTCTCATTTTTCCAAGAACGCCTGTAGCTCCTTCTTCGATGCCCGCAACTATTTTCTGACCTGATTCTAGGGTTTGATTTGTTAATTTTGTATTAACACATACATCTAAAGTGCCTGCTGCAAAACCAATACGTCCTCCAGACTCTGCAGCTTTTCTACAACCTAAAATTGTTTGAATGGCAATTTTATCAGCACCTTCCGACTTTTTATATATACCGTAAAGCATCTCAATCATAGGCATAGCCCGAGATCTTAACCCAATTCCCTTTTCTGCAAGTTGAGTAACATTAGCCTTAGCCTCTTTAGATAGTTTATCAAAATGCTTTATAAAGTCTTTTGGATTTAATTTTTGTCCAGGTTTAAATTCTATAATAGGTGTATCCACCTTCCATGTTTTTTGAAAATTCTTAGATACTTTATTAAAATCTTTAATGGCCTCATCAAGAGTATTATATTTATTTTTAAGAACATTAATTGGTCCTCTATTCCCTTCAACCACTCTTTGAAAAATTCTAGAAAAAGGAGCATCAATTTCTGACATTTTCGCTTGATTAGCTTTTTCCGCAATGAGTTGTCCTAGCTCTGTATAACCAGGAGCACGTTCAAAAGTTGCAGAAACACCCATGGCTTCATCAAGTTCTCGTCCCACCGTGTTACTATATTTAATTATATTATCTCTTAATACTCTAAGTTTTGGGCCTTTAGTTTTTAATAATTGATCTCTGATTCTTAATTTTGATTGTCTAACCGCCTCACTTCCATATTTACGATATTTACTTTCACCAGGAAATTCAAAAAGAATTTCATTTAACTGCACAGCAGTCGGAGCAGCTAAATCTTTAATAGGAGTAAAACCCAGTAGAAATTCTCGATATTTTATTAGATCCTGTGCGAGCCATTTTTGTTTAGGTAATAATTCTTGTGTATTTTTAGCTACGCCATACATCTCCTGAGCTAATTTATTAAAATTACTTAAAACTTCAGAATCTTTTAAAGCTAAACCATGGAGTTTTTTAACCGCTTTTTCAAAAGGAATTTTTCTAACATCTTTACCGGAAAAAACTAATCGTTCATCTAAAGCTTTTTGTGCATCTGCCAGTGTCTTATAATAATTAGCACCTTGAAATTTTTTAGGGATAACTGTTGTCTCTAAATTTTCAGGTGTCGCGTAAACCACTTTATATTTTGCCCAACTAGGTGCTCGTAACAATTTTCCTGTTTTACTTTTTTGTGTTGTTATTCGATCTATCTCTCTTACCTCTCTAATTGTATTATAAATTTTTCTATCAGCAGGACTCTCATATATTTTCTGAGCTAAAACCGTTTTATATTCGGATATTGGAACTTTTTTAACTAACTTCTTATCCCGTGCTTTTGTTAATATTCGGCCAACAACTACTTGATCAACAGTAAGATTGTAAGGAGGTTTGTTTAAAATTTTTGCAATTTCTGTTCTTCCACCTACTTTCTTTGAATATAAATCTAGAATAGTTTTAATTAACTTCTCATCAAGTTGTCCTGTATAATCAGGAGCAAAATACGAAGCATATACTTTTCTAATCTGGTCTAATGTAACAGCCATTATACCTCCAGAATCTTAGCTAGACCACCGGATGCACTTTTCTTTCTTCCCCAGGAGCCTCTTAAAGCTGCCATAATATCCTGTGAGCCCATGCCTCTTCCTTGCATTAACAACGCTTCATCAATC